CTTGCTTAAAAATCTTTCTTGCAGGCTCTAAATAAGAACGTCCGTAAGGTAAGTAATTTGTATCTGAGATTAGTCTAAAGTGGGCAACCTCGTAATTGTCAAATTCTACAATTCTACCTTGATCTTTTTTCTTAGGTAAGTAGTTAGGGTGTTGAGAAGAAGCTAATCCATCAGGGTCTAATCTAAAGGTTACCTTAGATGGATTTTCTAAATCTGTACCCTCTTCTCTAACCACATGATATACCGTATAGGGTAGAACATTGTAAACTCCGAACTTCTCAGCGATTTCTAATTTAAGGAAAAAATCACCGTACTTACACATGTTACGAGTCCATGACCATAAGTTAAACTCGATGTTTAGTACATCGTAAAAGAGGTTATAAAGTACTCGTTGAATATTTTCATCTGATGATTTAATTCCTAATATTTCTCCTTGATCATTTTTTACTGTTGCTTCATCAGCAATAATATCTAACGCAGAAGCAATAATTGGATCGGTGTCCATTGCCTCATAATCAGAATAAAGTTGAATCCTTAACGTTTGGTAATTTAAGTTAGGATTAAAAATATTTTTGTTATTATAGATATAAAGTCTACTGAATCTGTCTATCAGAGAATTAGTCTTGTATCTACCGGTAGTTTGTATCTGATTAGTATCAGCAACTTTTAATTCATCTCCACCAACGTTTCTAATAATAACATCAGATGCAAAAAGTCTTTTTAATCTACCAAAAATTGAAGTGTCCGCCATTACGGTAATTTTTATTTATAAATAGTCTATTTAAAAAGCCAACGGATATCTTCATCTCCATGAGCTGTCTTAGTAATATAAGGATTTTCTCTCTGACTACCAACTGTGCTCATAACAGCTTTATTCTTAGCATTTAAATTATTGAATGAAGATAATTGAGCTCTTGCTAAATCCATTCCCTGTTGACGTAATCTTAAAGCAGTATCACGTACATAAAGTGCAGTTGCACAGGACATAATTAAGTCATCGTTGTACCCATCTTGGGCTTGTGCTTTACCATTTTTCCAAATAAATACCCTCATTTCACTTAATAGTCTCTTTGATTGAATAGTTACAGAATGTTCTCTAATATACTCTATCATTTTAGCAACTACTAAAGGACGAGTTCTCATTGACATAGTAAACCCAGGAACTAATTGATCTCGTTCATATTTAGTCATATACGATTCAACAGTATCGAGATGATTTCTTGGTGAATAGTATAAATTTCTATATTCTCTCTCCATAACCTGTTCTATAGTAGCCCAACCGATGTTAGCGTTTTCAACTACAAGTAAGGCATCATTGTATTCCGATGCTATACCTACTAATACGTTGCCGAAATCTTTAGGAGAAAGCTTACCCCTGTACTCGGCTACCTGTACTGCATTTTCTATATCGAAAATATGGAATGCCGAATAGTCAGTAGAATCACCACGTGCAACGTCAGCTACAACCATATATGATTTAGTAAAATCTACTCCCTCCCATATCCATAGATTACCATCTACTCCTCTTCTTTCAATAGCATCTTTTTCATAAGTTTGTTCATAGAAGGACATATCTTCTGGTTCAAATACGGTATCCCCAGAAGCTAAGAAATCACAATCACATTCTTGTCCGGCCATACGAGGACCTAAGTCTGCATCTTGCTGATCTCTCCATGACTGATCTCTTTCAGGATGAACTGTCCAAGGTAACCTAATAGGTATAAATGAGTTTTCTCCTGATTCAGCTCTTTCCCATGTTTGATGGAACCAGTTACCAACTCCATTAGGAGTGGATAGTGCCATACATTGTCCACCCGTCGCTAATGTTTGTTGAGCTGCAGTAAAGGTTTCGTCTACGTTTTCAATAAAGGCCGCCTCATCCATTAGTAATAACGATACCGCTTCCGATCGTGCAGCATCTGGTGATGATGATTTAGCTTGTACTTTTGATCCATTTCTTAACCTAAGAGATAATTTGTTCTTTTCAACCGCTGGTAGTCTTAGCCATTTAGGTAACTGATCATACATAAAAGTTACTTTAGTTACCAAGTTACGAGCTGTAGCTTGAGTAGTCGCTAAAGCAAGTACGTTCTTATCTTTATGGAATAACATTAACCATAGAGAATATCCAGAAGCTAAAGTTGATATACCAAGCTGTCTTGATTTTAGAGTAATTAGATATTGATGATCTCTAAATAAGTGAAGAACCTTCTCCTGAAATGGGTAAAGGTTAAATAAAATTCGGCCACGAGTAGGGTGCTGTATATAACAATACTTCTTCATGAAGTATGCCGGATCTTTAGCACACTTGATGTACTCTTGTGCTATTATTTTTTTTATATCTTGTGCCATAACTTAAATTATAACAGAACCTCGAGGTTTAGTATTACTCCCTAATCTTGCCTGTGCTTGTGTTCCACCAGGTCTATTAGTAAAGATTCGGGGTATTGTTAAACCATTAACTGTTTGTTTACTGTCTGTAAAGAAATACGAACCTGATCTTTTTTTAATATGTACGTAAATCTCTGTTTCATTAGCAAATTTTTCTATAGGTATAATACTTCCATCTAAAGTTACTGTACTACCTTCTACAGTATGGGTGACATCCATATTGCCAATATAATAAGCATCGATTGGTCCGCCCATTTGAGGTGTTCCCTCCATTATCTCTAAAACTAATTCAGAAGGTACTTTTCTATTTACATCTTTAAAGTAGTCAGTTCTATAAAGATCTGTGTTTAGATCTAATTCAGAATGTTCATCAAAAATTTTCTTGTAATGTTTATAAGCATCATTATAAAAATCTTCAATAAACTTTCGTACATCCTCCCCAAATAAAGTAAATCCAGCCAGACCTCCTCCTGCTATACTTGGGGTAGCAGTAGCTTTAGCAGAAATCATAAACGGATCACTCTTACCTTTTATTTCAAACTGTACATCAGCGTAAGGTTCGTGTTTGTATGCAGATTCTACTTTATCTGCTTTTAAAACATTTTCTACTTTAAATCCATTAGATCCTATAACTGTTTTTACTCCTTCTACACTGTTAACAGCGTCTATAATACCTCTTTCTTGTCTTTCTGATGTTTCTGCTTTTGGTCCTCCAGAAAGTATAATACTTACCTCTCCTTCATCTGTGTTAAATATATACCTGTTGTATTTACTACTCCCTTTAGGTTTAGATTGTTGGGAGTTTCGTTCAGTACCGGGAGGGTGAACTTCAGGAGTGGTATTAAATGTATCTTGTATAATTTTTATAAACTCATCAGAGCTTATTTTAGCTTTGTTACCTACTCTAAAAGTATCTGACATTTTAGAAAAAGTTTCAGGATATTTCTGTAAGAGTAGTTCTGTTGCTTTTTTACTGTTTATATTTACAGAAGCTTCTTTTAGATCAAAGCCAAATATAGACTCAAATACCCTTAAATCTTCTTCATTGTTCAGATCAGGGTATCCTTTTTTGGTTCTATACGACCATTCGAGTATGGCTTTATCTATAAGGTTCATTATGCTTCTGGTTCTTCTCCTGCTTCAAAATCGATTGGCTCTCCAGATAAATCTTCTCCTCCTTCTTCACCACCGGCTTCTCCGCCGCCTTCTTCTCCTCCAAAGTCTTCTTCCCCGCCTCCGGCTCCGCCTTCTTCTCCGGGGAATTCACCTCCTCCACCGCCACCGCCTCCGGTGTCAGTATCTAAAGGTTCTCCTTCTCCGGCACCTGACATAGGTCCTTCCTTATATAACATAGCAAGTTTATCTAAAGCTTGTTGAAAATCGTTAATCTTACTAATGAGATATTTTTTACCGAGAATTTGAGCTTCAAAAGTTTTACCAGTCCATTTAAGTATATAGTCTTGACCGTTTTTAAGATTCATTCTAAAAGATGTTGGTCTTGGAGAAATCCAATCAATAGAATCTATAAACTCACCGTAGTCTTCTGTATGTAGTTTAATTAAAGCTTGTTTTAAAGTAGGGAATTTAGCTAAAATAATATCTGTTGAATTAGGAAGTTCAGCTTCTGATCCTGGGTTAGTTTCAGGAACGTCTTCTCCTTCTGGTGCTCCTGCTTCTTCATCTTCAACTTCGTCTAAAAGTGATTCTAATAACTGTTCAGGTTTGGATTCTTCCTCAAGTTCGTCATCTATACTGGTCTCGTCTATTATGATACCGTTTTGTTTTAACTCTTCAACAGCATCATGCATATCTGCATTATCGGCATTATATATATAGATGGTATCTGGATCGTTAAGTTCAAACTTAACACTACTATCTGCAAAAGCCTCTTCTAATATACCCAATGCTTCCATCAATTCAGTACTCTCTACTTTAATGTAGTGTACGTTATTAGGAGCTTCATTGAGCTCAGATAGTACTTCAGCGTATGCTTCTAATATAAGATTATTTAGATCCGTTCTTTTCATCTGCAAATTTTTGAGCTTCTGGTTT